TAAAGGTGAATTAGATGCTTATGGTAGAGAAATTAAAACTGGTGATTCTGGTGGTGCAATAGCAAGTACAGGTCAAGTAGTACAAGCTCCAACAGTAACTGCTCCAACAACTGCAGAAGTTTCTCAAGCTGCTCCACAAGTAACTGAAGAAGAAGCTAGAGCAACAGCAAATGAATTGATTAAAAGAAAAAGAAGAGGTAGAGGAAGAAGCATGACAATATTAACATCAGCTCAAGGTATTACAGATGATAAAAGTTTAACATTAGGAAAGAAAACTTTACTAGGATAATATGGCACAAACAGATTTAACAAAAAAATTATTAAAAAGATTTGATCGTTTAAAATCCAATAGACAAAATTGGGAAAGTCATTGGCAAGAAGTTGCAGACTATATGCAACCAAGAAAAGCTGATGTAACTAAAACAAGATCTAAAGGTGATAAAAGAACAGAACTTATTTTCGATTCTTCTCCATTACAATCAGTAGAACTCTTAGCAGCATCACTACATGGTATGCTAACGAATCCTGCGACTCCATGGTTCTCATTAAAATTTAAAGGTGCCGAATTAGAAAATGACGATGAAGCTAAAGCTTGGTTAGAAGAAGCTACAGAAGTTATGTACACAGCTTTTAATAGATCTAACTTCCAACAAGAAATATTTGAATTGTATCATGACTTAATTACGTTTGGTACAGCAGCAATGTTTATCGAAGAAGATGATGAAGATGTTTTAAAATTTTCTACAAGACATATTAATGAAATGTATATTTCAGAAAATGATAAAGGTAGAATTGATACAGTATTTAGAAAATTTAAATTAACAGCTAGAGCTGCAATACAAAAGTTTGGCAAAGATGTTTCAACTAACATTGTAACTATACACAGAAAAGATCCTTATGAAGAAGTAGAAATACTTCACGCAATATACCCAAGATCTGATTTTGATCCTAAGAAACAAGATACATCTAATATGCCTTTTGAGTCTGTTTACTTAGAAGCAGGAACAGGTGATGAATTATCTGTATCTGGATTTAGAGAGTTTCCATTTGTAGTGCCAAGATATTTAAAAGCATCACACGAAATATATGGAAGATCTCCAGCAATGACAGCTTTACCAGATGTGAAGATGTTAAATGAAATGTCTAAGACTACAATCAAGTCTGCACAAAAACAAGTTGATCCACCTTTATTAGTTCCAGATGATGGATTTATTTTACCTGTAAGAACAATACCAGGTGGTTTAAATTTTTATAGAGCAGGAACTAGAGATAGAATTGAAACTTTAAACATTGGTGCGAATACTCCACTAGGTTTAAACATGGAAGAGCAAAGAAGAAACTCAATTCGTAATGCGTTCTATGTAAATCAATTAATGATGCAAACTGGTCCACAGATGACAGCAACAGAAGTTATACAAAGGAACGAAGAGAAGATGAGATTGTTGGGTCCAGTTCTTGGTAGACTTCAATCTGAATTATTAAAACCATTAATCGATAGAGCATTCTCATTAATACTTAGAAAAAATTTATTTCCTCAAGCACCAGAATTTTTAGCTGGTCAAGATATTGAAATTGAATATGTGTCTCCATTAGCTAAAGCACAAAAGTCTACAGAGTTACAATCAATCATGAGAGGTATAGAAATTTTAGGATCATTATCAAATGTTGCTCCAGTATTCGATCATATCAATATGGATAAACTTGTTAAACATTTAATGGATGTTGTAGGTGTTCCACAAAAAGTTTTAAAATCAAGTTCAGAAGTTCAAGCTGAAAGAGCTGAAGCTCAAGAACAACAACAACAAATGCAACAGATGCAACAATTACAACAAGTAGCTCAAGCTGCTGGAAGTGCTGCTCCAATGGCAAAAGCATTACCAGAAGAAGCAAGAGCATTAGCTAACGCAGAGGAGTAAAAAAACTTTAGAAAGGATCTTATGCAAGATGATAAAGCTGTACATCAGTACATTAAAAAATTAAGAGATAACTATCAATATGTTTTTGAGTCAGATGAAGGTAAAGAAGTTTTATCTGATTTAGAGAAAAGATGTCATTTTTATTCTAGCACCAATGTTAAAGGTGATAGTCATGAAAGTGCATATCAAGAAGGTCAACGAAGCATCCTTCTATTTATTAAACAAATGCTTCAGAAGCAAAAGGATAAATAACCATGTCAGAAGAACAGACAACTCAAACAACTGAGCCTGTAGAAACGACACAAACTACAGAAACAGCACCGGCACCAGAAGCTACATTAGTATCTTCTACAACCAACACTCAATCACAAACAGCAAAATCTTGGAAAGAAACTATTAGTGAAGAGTTTAGAAAAAATCCAAACATAGAAAAGTTTACAGAGATTGATGCGTTAGCTAAAAGCTACATCAATGCAGTATCTATGATTGGTCAAGATAAGGTTGCTGTACCAAATCAAAATTCAACAGACGATCAATGGAATGAAGTTTATAGCAAACTTGGTAGACCAGAATCTCCAGATAAATATAAACTACAAGTTAATTCTGATGTTGTTCCATTAGATGAAAGTGCTGTTAAATCTTTCGCAGAGAATGCACACAAGCTAGGTTTAAATAATAAACAAGCTCAAGGTATTCTAGAGTATTACAAAAACTCTATGGAAGGATCAGTACAACAATCAAAGATTGACATGGAAACTGCGCAAGCTCAAGCAGAACAAGAACTTAGAAAAGAATGGGGTAGATCTTTTGATGAAAATATTAAAAGAGCTGCATCTGTTGCTAAAGCAAATATGAATCCAGAAATCTTAGATATGCAATTACAAGATGGTACTAGATTAGGAGATCATCCGGCAATCATAAAAGGTTTTGCAAACATTGCTAATCTTATGTCTGAAGATAAAATGATTGGTACTGGAGAAGATAACTCTGCAACTGGTAGAGATTATGATGCTGAGATTAGTTCTATTGTAAATGATAGAGATGGTCCATATTGGAATAAAGCGCATCCAGATCATGACAAAGTAGTACAACAAGTATTTACTTTAAGAAGTATGAAGAGTTAATATGATTAGCGATATAGAAGTAAGATTAGAAATATTAAGATCAGTTCTTGAAAGTGGATCTGAATTAACAAAATCTAATCCCTTGCCAAAATGCGATGAATATTATAAATGGGTTTCTAAGGTGGATGAAAATTCACCTAAGAAAAGTAAGACAACTCGAAAGATAAGCTCTGCGAACCTTACTGACGACAAGGAATAGACTTGTAGTCTAAAAGACTTTAAATCCAAGAGAAGCCAGAATTTCTGAGAACGTCTCTGTTTTGTTTTAATAATAACTTAACAATTAATAGGAGACAATTATGTCAACTCAAATAACTACAGCATTTGTAGAACAATATAGTTCTAACATACAAATGCTATCACAACAAAAAGGTTCTATTCTTAGAGATAAAGTTAGATTAGAATCTGTTACAGGGAAGAATGCTTTCTTCGACCAAATTGGTTCTGTAACTGCAACTGCTAGAACTGTAAGACACAGCGATACTCCACAAGCAGATACTCCTCACTCAAGAAGAAGAGTATCATTAGCTGACTACGAGTTTGCTGATCTTATCGATGATCTAGACAAAGTAAGAATGTTAGTAGACCCTACTTCTTCTTATGCATTAGCTGCTGCTTATGCAATGGGAAGAGCAATGGATGATGTTATCATTACTGCTGCAACTGCTGCGTCTGATACTGGTGTAGCTGGTGGAACTTCTGTTGCACTACCTGCAGGTCAAATCATAACTGAAGCTGGAACTGCTGGTTTAACTATCGCTAAATTAAGACAAGCGAAAGAAATCATCGATCTTGCTGACGTTGATCCATCACTACCGAGACACATCATCGTATCTCCTAAACAGATCACAGATCTATTAGGAACTACTGAAGTGACTTCAAGTGATTTCAATACAGTTAAAGCTCTTGCATCTGGAGATGTAAATAGTTTCTTAGGATTCAACTTTGTTGTATCTAACAGATTACCTATTGCAGCTTCAAAAAGAGGCTGTATTGCTTACGTTCAAGATGGTATCGCTTTAGCTGTTGGTAAAGATTCAACTGCTAGAATCGATGAAAGAGCTGACAAAGGTTATGCTACTCAAGTTTACTATTCTGCTGCATTCGGTGCGACTAGAATGGAAGAAGACAAAGTAGTTAAAATCGAAGCTCACGAAGCGTAATTAATAAAATTTTAGGGGGTGGAAGCGAGAGTGGAAACCCCCTAGAATGCTTATGAAACAAATAAAAGATTTAAAAACAATATTACATTTTAAACAAGGGAGTTATGTTTATCGATATGTATTGGTAGACAGGTTTAAAAACACAGGTAAAGTGCATTATGGTTTTGATGCAAAACTTGAAAGAACAGAAAAAGAGTTGTTTGCTTTAGAAAAAGATAGACAGATCAGAAGAAAGTATATTATAAGGAACTAATATGGCATCAGTAGTAGACATTTGTAATGGAGCATTAAATCAACTTGGTGCATCAACAATATTATCTTTGACAGAAGATTCTAAAAACGCAAGACTTTGTAACGCAAGATACACACAAGTAAGAGATAGTTTATTTAGATCTCATCCTTGGAATTGTTTAATTAAAAGAGTTGAACTTGCAAGAGATACAGAAACTCCATCATGGGGTTTTTCATATCAATTTACTTTACCTGCAGATTGTTTGAGAGTTCTTACAATTTTAAATTATGATTATGATTATAAAATTGAAGGAAGAAAAGTTGTAGCTAATCATGGCACAGTTAAGATACAGTATGTAGCAAGAATAACAGATCCTAATCAATATGATGAATTATTAAGAGAGACTATTTCAGCAGCTTTAGCTGCAGACATTGCTTATGCAATTACTTCTTCTAATCCTACAGCTTCTAATATGTATAATTTATTTCAAGATAAATTAAAAGAAGCAAGATTTGTAGATGCTACTGAGGGTCAAAATACAAACCCAGATAATGGTCAATCAGATGTTATTGGAGCTTCATCATTTATAAACGCAAGGTACTAACCCATGGCTAGAGTTGCTGTTGAATTAACAAACTTTACAGGTGGTGAATTATCACCAAGGTTAGATGGTAGAACTGATATAGCTAAATACAATACTGGATGTAAAACTTTAGAGAACATGATTGTTTATCCTCATGGTTCAGCATCAAGAAGAAGTGGTACACAGTTTGTTGCAGAAGTTAAAGACAGTACAAAAAAAACTAGATTAATTTCTTTTGAATTTTCAACAATACAAACTTACATTCTTGAATTTGGAAATCAATATATTAGATTTTATAAAGATGGTGGTCAAATATTATCCGGTGGATCACCTTATGAAATATCAACACCTTATTTAGAATCAGAATTATTTGAAATTAAATTTGCGCAAAGTGCAGACACAATGTACATTTGTCATCCTAATCACCAAGTTAAAAAAATTACTAGAACAGGTCATACTTCTTGGAATTTAATTAATGATGTAATTATCAATGGTCCATTTATGGACCACAATGTAGAAACTACAACAGCAACACCATCACATAAAGCAGTTGGTGCAACAACAACTGTAACCTTTTCATCAACAACAGGAATAAATGCTAATCAAGGTTTCTTATCTACGGATATTGGAAGATTAGTACACATTGATACTGGTCATTTTAAAATAACTTCAGTTACATCTCCAACTGTAGTTGTTGGAATTGTTATTAGAGACTTAGGTGTTACAACTCCTACAACAGATTTTGCATTAGGATCATTTAGTGAAACTACTGGCTATCCTTCTTGCGTAACCTTCTTTGAACAACGATTAGTATTTGCTGCAACTAAAGCTCAACCACAAACTATTTTCTTTTCAAGATCTGCAGATTATGAAAACTTTGACGATCAATATCATCAAACAGTAGCAGATGATGATGCTATAGTTTATACAATTGCATCAAACCAAGTTAATGCAATTCGATTTATGACAGCAACAAGAACATTAATTATAGGTACTGCAGGTGGAGAATTTGCTGTTGATGGTGGTGGTACTGGTCAAGCTATTACACCAACAAACATTTTAATTAACAAACAATCTAGTCATGGTTCAGCAAACGTAGATGCTTTAGCTGTGGGTAATGCAACATTATTTTTACAAAGAGCAAAAAGAAAATTAAGAGAACTAGCATACAACTTTGATGTTGATGGTTATGTGGCTCCAGATTTAACAATCCTTGCAGAACACGTTACTGAAACTGGTATTACTCAAATGGTATATCAAGAAGAACCTAATAGTATTATTTGGTGCGTTAGAACTGATGGTGAATTATTAGGATTTACTTATCAAAGAGAACAACAAGTAACAGCTTGGCATAGACATATATTTGGTGGATCATTTAATAATGGTAAAGCAGTTTGTGAAAGTGTTGAAGTCATACCAACTGATGATACTGAATATCAAGTTTGGGTTATTATAAAAAGAACTATTAATGGAGTTACTAAAAGATATGTAGAGTATTTACATAATATTAATTTTGATGAAACAGATGATACTTCATTTAATTTTTTAGATTCACAATTAGCTTACAATGGATCTGCAACTACAACTCTTTCTGGATTAGATCATTTAGAGGGTCAAACAGTTTCTGTTTTAGCTGATGGCGCAACTCATCCAAACAAAGTTGTTATATCTGGATCAATATCTTTAGATAGATCTTCAGAGAAAGTTAAAGTTGGATTAGCTTACACATCTTTATTACAAACAATGAGAATAAATGCTGGAGCGCAAAATGGTACATCACAATCTAAAACAAAAAGAATTTATGAAATTACTGCTAGACTTTATGAGTCTATTGGTATTGAAATTGGACCAGACTTAAATAACATGGAACGAATACCATTTAGATCTTCAGCAAATCCTATGGATAGTGGTGTTGGAGTATTTACGGGAGATAAAGAAATAGAGTTTAGAGGAAACTATGAAACAGATGGTTTTATTTATGTTAGACAAAATCAACCTTTACCATTAACTGTTTTATCTTTATACCCTAGGCTTATTACAAATGATGGATAAAATACTACATATTGTACCATACAAAGGAGAACATGGTATATATATTATGAAACAACAAATGAACCATGTGTTGATGGATAAAGATATGGAATTTGATGGAGACGCAATGAATTTAGAACAAGATAATTTAGCATTTACAGGATTAATAAATGACAAGCCAATCTTTGCTGCAGGCATGAAATTGATTTGGAATGGTGTTGCAGAAGGTTGGGTTCTTGCTACTAAAGAAGTATTAGATCATCCTTTATTAGTTGCTAAAGCAATTAAAAAAGATTTTGCAAGAATAGCTAAAGAAAATAATATCAATAGAGTTCAAACTGCTGTAAGAGAAAATTATACAACTGGTTTAAAGTTTGCTAAATGGTTAGGATTGGAACAAGAAGGTTTAATGAGAAAATTTGGTTTTGATGGTTCAGATCAATATATGTATGCGAGGATATTCTAATGGGATGGCAAGCAGCAGTAGTAGGCGCAATTGGCGCAGCAACAGTATCACAACAAGGTAAGATTGGTAAAATTAATCAAGCTGTTGCAAATAGAAATGCAGAAATTTTAGATCAAGAAGCAGAACAAATAGCAAAACAAACTGATTTTGATATTGCTCAACTACAAAAAGAATATGTAAAATTAGTTGGAGAAACAAAAGTATCTCTTGCTCAAGCTGGTGTTGTTTCTGGACAAGATACAGCTTATAGAATTGAAGCAGCAAATGCTAGAGAAAGATATTTGCAAGAAAATATTATGATGTATAATTCAAAAATTGCTCAATCACAAAAAACTCAACAAGCAAATTTTGCTAGAATACAAGGTGAAGTAGCTAGAGAACAAGCTAGAGCAGCACAGTTTCAAACCATAGGTTCTTATGGAACTAGTTTATTATCAATGGGTAATTTTGGTGGTGGAAAATCATTTAGTAAAACATATACTGGTTTTGGTCAAAGTGGATACGGAAGAGATCCAGGAGATATAATGTAATGCCAAAAATACCTACCTTCACAACATCAGCAAGACCAACAGCAGAAGTTGGATCTGTTCAATCAAATATTCAAATAGGTTTAAATCAAACTATAGGTTCTGCTTTAGCTCCTGTAACTCAACAAATTGTAGATTACAAAGTAAAACAAAAAGATTTTGAGAATAAAACAGAAGCATTAAAATTAGAAAATGATTTTATTAGAGATATGAGTAAAGTTTATGATGAAGTAAACATATTAGAAAATGAAGATCAAGCTCAAAATATATTAAAAAATAAATCTAATATATTGGTCCAAAAATATTCAAACTTAGCAAGTAATAAAAATTCACAAATTTTATTTAATCAATATGCTCTAGCTGAAATTCAAAAAGGAATTTTTAGAACTAGTAGTGAAGTGCAAAAAAATACTTTACTTTCACTAGATAATCAAGTTTTTCAAAAAGTAGAAAAATTAATGACAACAGCAATGTTATCAAAAGATAGTTTGGATTACAAAGTATTAGAACAAGATGTAAAAAATACATACATTACTAATTATCAAGGCAAAGTATCAAATGCTCTTTTAACACAAATGATTAATGCTGTACCAGATAAAGTAAAAACTTTTGAAGCAACTCAAATGATTTCTAAAGATCCAAGAAAAACTTTAGCAATGTTAAAAGATGAAAAACAATTTGTTGGATTAACATATAATTCAAGATCTAACCTAATAGAACAAGCTCAAAAAACTTTAGCACCTATTGTTCAAGCTCAATGGGAAGATTATACTACAGCAGTATCATCCGGTAAAGATGTGGAACCTTTTGATTTAAAATTAGCACAAGAAGTATTAGAAACACCTGTTGTAAATAAAATGATAGAACAAGAAAGTATTATTAGAGAAACATCAGATAATGTAAAAATTATTCTTGGAGTAAATAATAAAATTGTAAATGAAGTCACAAAAGGTTTTATAGATGAAGCTGAACAAAAATTTGGTGAAGTGCAATTTCAAAAAATTAAATCATATTATGAAGATGTTTTAGAACGAAGAAACACAGATTTAAATAAAGATCCTGTTGATTTTTTAATGAGAACTAATCCAGAAATTGAATCATTAACAAACGAATTATCAAATCAAAAAGATGAGCAAATTGCTTTAACACTTCAAAAAGAGCTTGCTAATACTTTAATTAAAAAACAAAATGAAATTGGAATTCATTCATCTAAACAAAAAGTTATGACAAATGAAATGGCAACAAGTTTTATAAATAAATATAAACAAGCATCTATTGATAAAAATATTGATTTACAATTTGCTATGTTAGAAGGTTTATCAACACAATATGGTGATTTAGAATCTAAAGCATTTTCACAATTAATGTATGCAGGATTGCCTCAAGGTGCAAAATTTTTAAGTTCTAATTTTGCCACTCGAGAAGATGCGATGAAAATTTTAAGTCTTGATCAACCAGAAAAAATACAAGCATTAAAAAATTTTTTAAACGATAGTGATGATACTGATGTAAGTTTTTCAAAAATGAGAATAGCTATTAGACAAAGTTCAGATTTTAAAGATATTGAAAATATAATTAGACGAAACGTACCTTTTGATACTGGAGAATCTTCTTTAGAAATGGAAAATATTGTAGACTTTTTAGCATTATATGGAGCTAATGAATTTTATGCTGGTGATGTTAAAACTTTCAAACAAGCTGCAGACAATGCTGCATTAATGTTTACTAAAAATTTTGATATAGAAGACACTTATTTTTTTCCAAAAACATATCAAGATTCAATAACAAAAAAACCAATTACTGAAGGTAAAATGGAAAGAATAAAATTAAAAACTGAACTTGTAAAAAATCATTATTTATCAGATTTTAAAGCTGTTGCTTATAACTCTAAAAAAGATGGTGTTGAAGAAGCTGATCTTACAGAAAGAATGGAATTTAATATGAAAGAAAATGGAGAATGGAGAAATTCTTCTGATGGTACAGGTCTTGTTTATGGAATTGTTTTATCTGGAAATAGCTTTGGTACAATTGTAAATCAAGCTGGACAAGAATTATTTATTGCATTTGATGATGATGAAATGGTTGTTCCAGGAACCAATATTCCAATTAATCCAGAAATTGAAAAATACAAAGAACAATCTAGAGGATACTTTGGTTATGAAGAAAAAATAAATGAAAAAGATTTTTCTTTAGGAAAAAGACCAAGTGAAATTCCAGATGAAGCATTTAAATAAATAAATACATAATATGGCAAATTTTACGTTTGGTTTGAACATAAATGAAACAGCTCAAGAATCTGGTTATGATCAATATAAAACAACATTAGGTCAAGCATTAGGTGCTACTTACGAAGAGACTATAAATTTTAATCCTGCGTACAGATTATATAAAAATTATCAAATATCAGATGCTAAAAATCAATCTATAGAAGAAGGTATAGATCCAATAGATAAAGATGAGCTAAATAAAGAATACGCAAACTTAGGTTTATATTTTGAAAATGATGAGTATCAATCAGTTGTTGATATTATAGTTGATCAAAAAAAAGAAGAGTTGGAAAGAAAAAGTATTTTAGAACGTGGACCAAAAGGATCATGGAATCCTTTTTCTGGTGGATTTTATGTTGGTGCTGCAAAGTTAGCAGTTGGTATTGGTGGTAGTTTTCTTGACCCTATAAATATTGGAGCTTCTTTTATTCCTGTATTTGGTGCTTCAAGATTTGCTGCTGTTGCTGCTAGAACAAGTTTAACAACAGCAAGAGTAGCAAGAGGTGCTGTTGAAGGAGCATTTGGTGCTGCAGCAGTTGAACCTATTGTTTATAGTTCTTCAAAAAAAGTTCAAGCAGATTATGGTATAGTGGATAGTTTTATGAATATTACTTTTGGAACTGTTCTTGGAACTGGTCTTCATGTAGGCGCAGGTAAATTAAAAGATATTAGAACTGCTAAAAAATTTCAAGAACAACTAATTAAAAATAAAAAAGGTTTAGAAAGTGGTACTGGTGGTGAACCAGAATTAAATTTATATAAACAATATTATCCTGTTAATAGTGATATTATGATGAAGTTAGAAAAAACAGATCCTAGAACTAGAGAATTATTATTAAAAAAAGCTATAGGAGATGTTATGTTAGAGCAACCTGTAGATGTAACTGGTGTTGTTAATGCTGATGCAACTCTTCGTTCTAACAAACCAGATGCTCCAACAACTAAAATTGAACCTACAAAAAAATTAACTACTGATGAATTAGAATTACAAAATTTTAATAATAAAATTATTAATAAAGATGTAGATGCAATAGAAAAAGACACACCTAATATTGAGCAAAGATTATTGGATTTAAGAAATAAACAAACTGAGTCTGGTTTAGATATAGAACTTCCTGCAAAACCTGGAGAACAAACAGTGCAATCAACAACTGATGATTTGAATGCAATAAAAACTAGAGAAAAAGATTTAAAAGATACTCTTTTAGATCATATTAATTGTCTTAATGGGAGATAAAAATGTCTAAAAATGTATGTATAACTAGATTACAAAATTTACTAAGAGACTCTTCTTTTACTAGTGTAAAAAAAGAAGAGATAATGAATAGTGTTAAACAAGCTATGGCAGAGAGAAGACTTTCTCGTATAGATGAAATTAATGTAGATGATATAGTACAAGATGCAGCAGGAAAAATAAAAGCACAAAAAATAATAGATAGAGCTAATGCTTTAAATGATGAAATAATAGTTAGAAAAGAAATAGAATTTATTGTAACTAATTATAAAGGTGTTGAGCAAGAAGGTTTGTTAGCATTATTAGTTGGTTCAAATGAAATAAGAGCAGGTGCAAGAAATTCTGTAGCTAATATGCAGGATACTGTTCAAGCAAATTTAATTAATTCTTTTAAACAAAAACTTAGAAAATCTGGATTAGAAAGATTATTTACTAATGCAGATCTTAAAACACAAAAAAGAATAGCAACAGTTATGGAAGATGCTGGCGCACAATTAACTGAAGCAGAAAAAAGAGCAGGAATTAAACCACCTATTAGAGAAACTAATCCAGAAATAAGAAAATTAGGAATACTGTTAGAAGAATATTCTGAATCAATTAGAATAATGTTAAATGATAGAGGAGCTAATATTCCTAAACTTTGGGGTTGGGTTGTTAAACATAATCATGATTATTTTAATGTTAGAAATGCTGCTGAAACTTTAGGAATAAAACTTCAAGATATAGATGCAGATGTAAATTTAAAAGGTACAGACATAAATTATAATAAAAATTATAAAGCTTGGAAAAATTTTGTAGAACCATATTTAGATCAAAGAACTTTTGATACTGTTGATAATAGAGAAGAATTTTTATCAGAAGTATATAATTCTTTGGTTGGTAATAAAATACAAATAGCTGATGGTGTAAATGTATTTGGTTCAAGAAATGTAGCAAAAGCATCTGGTGGTAAAAGGGTTTTGCATTTTAAATCTGCAGAAGATTGGTTTACTTATCATGAAAAATTTGGTCATGGTAATCTTCAAGAAACTTTTTTATCTGGTTTAATGACAGCAGGAAGAAATATTGGAATGATAGATAGATTAGGAACTAATCCTAAAAAAAATTTTGAAAGTATTAGAGAGTCACTTTATAAAAGTATGGCAGGAAGAAATAGAGAAAAGATAGCTAATTTTAATAGTTTTCAAAAATATTGGAATGTAGTTGATGGTTCATTAAATACAGTAGAAAATTTTACCTTAGCTAAATATGGAGCAATAGGAAGATTGATTGGTAATATTACAAAATTAGGTGGAGCAGCAATTTCTGCATTTACTGATTTAGGTATTTATGGATCTGAAATGAAAGATCAAGGTAATAAAACTTTATTAGGGGGTATCTCTGATGCTTTCGGAGCTTTAGCAAAAGTAAAAAATACTCAACAAAAAAAAGAAATAGTTGAAATGTTAGGTTTAATGCTTGATGGAACTATACATGATATTGCAGGAAGAAATCAAGTAGGAGATAATTTAAGTAGAGGAGCAACTCAAGTACAAAGAACATTTTTTAAACTTAATTTATTAACTTGGTGGACCAACACATTAAAAGAAAACGCAATGTTGACTATGGCTAACTATTATGCAAGACAAAAAAGTTTACCTTATGGAAAATTAAATAGACAATTACAATTATTATTTGAAAAATATAATATAGATGCAAACAAATGGGATGTAATTAGAAAAACAGCAATGGAAAAAGCTGATGATGGTATGGAATTTATTAATGTGGGTTTATTAGATAAAATTTCTGACGCAGATATAAAAAAAATTACAGGAATAGATAATTTAAGTAAAAGAGAAGCTGAGATAGAAAAACAAAAATTTAAATATTCAGTATCTGGAATGATGTTAGATAGAACTATATCTGCTGTAATTCAACCGGATGCTAGAGTTAAAGGAATTATGACACAAGGAACTTTAGCTGGAACTCCTGTTGGAGAAGTATTTAGATTTGTTGGACAATTTAAAGGATTTCCTATTGCAATATATAATAAAGTAATAGGTAGAGATTTAGCTTATATGAGAGCTGGACCCAATCAAGATATTGGAAGAGGTGCAAAAGGAATAGCAGCAACTATAGTTACAAGTGCTTTATTAGGTTACGCTTCTATGACAGCAAAAGATTTTTTAAAAGGAAGATCACCAAGAGATCCTAGTAAATGGAACACAGTTATGGCAGCTTTATTACAAGGTGGTGGTCTTGGTTTGTATGGAGATGTTTTATTTAAGGAACAAAGAGATGGAGCAACAATTATAGCTGGTCTTGCTGGACCAGGAGTAACAACTGTAGCAGACGTGTTGCTTGCTATTAATTATGGTATTCGTGGAGAAGGTGGTAAAGCAGGTAAAGCAGCATATAGAGCGGTTAGTAGTAATATACCTTTTATGAATTTATTTTATATTAAAACAGCATATGATTATTTAATAGGTTTTAATATGATGGAAACTATGTCTCCAGGCTCATTAAAAAGAGTGGAAAGAAGAATGAAAAAAGATTATAATCAAGAATATTTATTGACTAAACCATCATCAACCTTTAAAGGTTTTTAAATATGACAATATCATCGACTACAGTAAAGAACTCATATCTTGGTAATGGTACTCTCGATACCTTTAACTATACATTTAAAGTATTTGCAGATTCTGATCTTGAAGTAATTATTAGAGATGCTTCAGCTACTGAAACAGTTAAGACATTAACAACACACTATACTGTTACAGGTGCAGGTTCTGCATCTGGTGGAACTATTGTTTTCACAGCTGGTAATATTCCAACCTCTACAG